TGCGTCCCGGCCGGCACGTCTGGAATCGATTCCGGGCGAACGATGTCCGCGTAGTGGAACACATCCTCCATGATGTCGGCGGTGATTGTACCGTTAGCTTCGTCTCCGAAGTCGACGGCCATCACGCGGAAGAGCTTTTGCGAGAACTCGTATTTGTCGTAGGTGAGCTTGAACACATCGCCGCGCTCTAAGTCCCATCCGTTGCGGCTTGTCTTCATCTGCCCTTTCCAGAGCGGAAGCGAGAGTTTCTTTAAGTCCCGCGCGCCGAGCCGTCGCGCCGTTGCGAGATCGGTGATGCCGAAGTATTGGATATTCGGCGCCGCCCGCTCGCCGCCGGTCATCGCGATGTTGGCGTCGTTTCGAAGTGTGACCGCGTTTTTGTTGAAGAACCGCTCGGCGTCCGAGAATTCGACTGTGACGACATTGAATGTCTCGGACCAGAGCTGTTGGTTGAGCGGCGTCAGCGAAATGAGCTGCTCGTTCGTGAACGCGCGGAGATTGTTGAACTCGTCAGTCGTCGTGGCTTCATCGCGAATGAGCTTGAATCGCCACTTAAATGTGACCGGATCCCGCGTAAGGACACCATCGACCGTGCGTTCGATCTCCTTGATCGCGTTCTCGGCGCCTTGCCGATCGCCGGCGAAGCGCATCGACATGCCGAGCCCTTCGGCCGCGAGCGCAGCGCCCGCATCGACAAAATCGCCCGAGAGCCCGCGACTCAGCGAGTAGTCGGCTCGCTGAATGTGATGCGCAGGCTGATCGAGGCCGTATTGCGAATTGCGTAGAATGTCGTACACGATCGCGGCAGGATTCATGTCCTGCATCCGCCAGGCCCAGTAGCGCCCCTGGATGTTCCGGACATTTACGCGCGAATCGATCGCGGCGGGCTCGCGGTAGTAGATCCACTCGATCGATGGCGGTATTGTGCCCTCGCCGACATTGACATCGTCGAACACGATGTAACAGAGATCGTTCCAGTTCGGCACGTTACCTGCGCCGAGTTTCGCAACCAGCTTCTCGTCCGGGCCAGTCTGTCGGTTGCCGAGATAGAAGCGGAGCGTTCCGCCGTATGGTTGATTGATGTCGCCGCCGATCGCCGAGAATCCGCCGCCGCGTCCACGGCCGCCGAAAATGTTCGGGAGAAAAATCGTCGCGATCGCGCGGCCGCCACCGTAAATCTCGATATTGCCGCCCTGCGGTCCGACGTGGTCGCCGGCGACGATGAAATTGTATTCGCCGGCCATGTTGAACGTTGGAACGTTGAGCGTGACGCCGTTGCCGAAATCCCACGGTTGCGTCAACGCCTGGTCGGCGAGCGAGCGATCGCCGAACGTGACGTTCGCGATTTGCGTGATGTGGCCCCATCCGAGCACGAACAGCGCCGTAATTTTGTACTGATAACCGATCGTCTGATGCTTGCCGATCCGGGTGATGTTATCGAGCGTGTCGAGGTTGACCTCGACGAGCTTCGCCTCGTACAAGCCAGCGCACACTGCCTCGCCGCGTACGGTGCCGTACGACACTGGAATTGCTTGTCCTGGCGCGATCGTCGGCGCTTGGAATGGTCCTGGGAGTGGCGGCTTCTGGCGGCTCTGGATGTATGCCGCGATAGCCCGATTGGCTAAATATCCGAGGATGAGGATCCCGATCTGGACGAACCAGGACATTAGCGAATCCTCGTCGCACAGCGCGTCGCGGAATTCATGCGACGATCCCAGACTTCATCGGGTCCGTTACAGGGAGTTCGTTGAACCCAAGGAAGTTGGGAACGTTGTTGAACTTATCCCGACAGGTTGCGAGCGAGTGATCGTCACCAGGAATGAGCTTGATCGCCTCGCCGGCTGAGATCCCGTCGACCATCGGCCCGAAGATAAAGAAATCCAGGCCAGTCCTGGTCGCGACGTACATCTCTTCTCTGGTCGATGGCACGAGGATCTTGCCGCCGTCGTAGTAGTTCGTACCTATCCCGCCCGGCACAGCACTGACGGTAATCCTCGACCCGGCGATCGCTGTGATCGTCGCGCTCGCGGCGAAGTCGTCTTGGTTTAGGCCGCACCGCCAGCCAAATGTCGGGAGCTGGCATGTCTGTGCGAAGATTTGGCGCGGGAACGGAAGAGAGAGCAATGATTCCGAGCTCACGACATCGAACTCGACCCATCCCTCATTCAGCGTCACTCCAGCAACATCGCCATAGGCTTGTAGGACCGGAAGCGCCGTCGGGTCGACTTGATAGCGGTGGATGCCTAAGACCATCGGCTGTGCGCGGTACTCGCGGAGCGCAGCCGATACTGGGACAGTGCGCGCGAGCTTGACGTGGACCTTGATCGCGCCCGTCTCATTTGTGCGCTGAATCGCGCCACGGCTGATCACCGCCGGGTCGTAGACGATCGTCGTCGCGCCGTACGTGACGTTCAACGCTTTGCCGGCGGATGTGTAACGCCACATCGAGTCAGAACGCGCGAACGTATAGAGATCGCGAGGCTTGCCGCCCAAGCGCTCGAGCGCGGAGAACAGCGCGGCGACTCCGGAATTGATATACGGCATTTTATTCGACGGCCTCGTCGGGCATCTCGATGATCGGTAGCGTGACGGTCCCGCATCCGTCGCCGTGTGGTTCAAGCGTCAAGAGATCGGTATCGAATCGCCCGAAGCGAAGGGCGAGCGTCGTGAAGCCACGCGCCTCGGTATATGGCCGACCGACAGCGCCGACGATGCTGGTCCAATTCGTCGAAACTGTGCCGTCGGTGTTTACGATTTCCTCGATGCCCGGCGTCGGGCTATTCAGCGCGACGCCACTGATGCGCGCGGCGTTCCATTCGTTGCCGTATGTGTATAGCAATCGGCGATAGGCCGCTCCGAGCGGATACACTTTTTCTGCGTAGCCTTCGGAGACGAACCAGATATGGCCGAACAAATCGCCGGGATTGAAATAGTTTGAGACCGTAACTTCCTTGACCCATGTCGGAAACCAGAATGGCGTGGCGCGGCCAGCTTTGGCATCGAAATAGTCCCGAAGGAACGCCGTCTCTTCGCGCGACTCAGTCGCGAACTCGAACTGATACCGCATCGCCGGGCGAGCGCCGTCCTTGTCCAAGAACCCGGCACCCGACGTCGAGGCGACTTCCTCGCCCTGGAGTTCGGCCGATACGGGCCGTGAGCTGACGCCGTGCGGCTCCATGAGCAGACAAGAGCTCGGCGATCCAAACGGTACGACCAGCGTGATTTCCCAGGGGAGGCGAGTGGATGGCATGGTTTATGGAATCGGTTGGTGCGCTGTGACGGCACCGACGGTGGCTGCAACGTCGAACGTTGCATCTGCGTCACCGTTGTATTCGACATGACATTGCTGACGGTTTCGCGGAAAGGATTGACGAAACGATGGATCAGTGACTGGCAAGAGCCCCGTTGCCGTAACGGCCCATGTGACCGCCGGCTCGCGAATGCGCATTCCCGCCGCGTCGAACGCGAAGAGATTGATCGTGAAATAGCGGAGTCCGGGGAGCCCAGTGAACCCGTTGTCGATCGTCTCGAAGAGGAGATGATCAACAGTAGGTGTCACAGCATCGCCAATGGACGCATCAATTCCAGCGACGCCAGGCAATTCCTCGTCGAACGTCAACGTCACATGTTCGACGACGGGCGTTCGCTGTTCTCTGGTTGGTGGCGCGAGCCACGCCGTCATTACCGGCGCGACTAAGAGCGGCGCAGGCAGATATGCGGCCCAATCTCCGACGATGGCGTCGACCGTTGTGATCTGATCGTCGGTAACTATGTCGATCGTCACGAGCTCGCAATGCGTCTCGTCGAACCAGATGATCGCCTTCTCGCCGGCGACGAATTCGCGCCATCGCGTGTCGCAGGTAATCGTGTGATCATCCGGGAAATCAGTCGCGTCGGTGTCGTCAGGCCATACCGGTACATCGAAGCGCAGTAGCTCCTCCGCGGTGAGCCATAGCAGCATGAAGCGCGTGATCTCGACCGACTCAGCAATCGTCGCCTTGTACTCAAGTCGCCTCGCCGGTTTGGCGCGAATCGCCGAACGCACTTCTTTCCCCGACCGCGTGCGCTGAACATCCGTCAGCCAAGCGCGCGAGATCGTGATCGGGAACGCGCCATCTGGCGGGATCGGAAAGAGGGTCGGCTCAGCGAGCGTCGTCATCGTCGGGATTGCCTACCGGCCGAGCGCGGCGTTGAACGCATTTGGTCGGTCCGCGACGATCTTGACGAGTACCCGATGGCCGTCCGGCGAATCGAGATGATCGACGATGGCACCGGCTGGCAGTCCGCGGATGATCAGCGTGTGAGTGAACGACTGCTCGTTTGCGCGTATGCCTGTATTGCTCGCCGCAGTCACCAAGCCACCATCCGCGAAATGTGTCGTCGAGATTCTTGGTCGAAGAACCATCGGCGTGATGCCGCGTAACAGCGCGCGCGTGAGTTCGCGTGGCAGCAAGAGGCGCCGCTGTGCCTCCATCCAGTCTTCGCCGTAGAACGCCGTCGCGCGCGCTGGCTGGACGAATTCACGGTTCGAAAGTCGCGCGAGAATAGAGTCTGAGGTGCCCGTTCCCGGTCCACGCACTGGACCGCCTTCGGCGAATCCAGCGAACGCGCTCGTCACCGCAGTCGCCGCTCCAGCAGCGGCGAGACTAGCAGCGGCCGCTTCGAGCGCCGCGGCCGCTCCGAGCAGTACGGCGCCGGAGGCGTCGAGGGCCACGGACGAAGCGTCGAGCGCGCCGGCACCAGCGCCGAGTGCCACAGCCGACGCATCAATCGCGGCGGCACCTGACCCGACCACGACACCGGCCGACGACAGCGCTGTTGCGGCCACGGTGGTCGCGGCTGCCGACGCGGCCAGATCGCCGCCACCGCCTTTCTTTTTTCCGATGGTCTCGAACAGGCGTTCGATCAATGCCGTCGCGAGCATTTGGGACGACACTTTGACGAGGGCGTCGATAATCGATTGCGCCGCGCTCAGGAAGAGATCGCGCCACGATCGCAACGATTCCTTGGCGTTGTCGAGAGACAGTGTGGTTTGCTGAATCTCGGACCGCAGCGCGGTGATGCGCTGATTGTCTCCCGGGCTCCGGTTCGCCTTGGCAAGCAAGTCTTGGAGCTCGTCCTGCGCACTCGCGAGTTCGGCCTTGAACGAATTGATCTCGGCGTGGCTCTGCGTGCCCAGCTTGGTCGCGTCCTCAAAGAACGTCGCAAGCGATGACGTAACCGCATCGCGCGTTGTCTCTTTGAGCTTGAAGAATTGATCGCCTGTCTGCTCGATCGCGATGTTGAGCTCGAGGAGTCGCGTGCGATACTGCTCGAGCTGCGCTTGCGCTTCGGCGTTCCCGGGGAGATTTGCCGCTTCAGCCTCGAGCATCGGGAGCGTGGCTTGGATCGCGTCACGCTCCTTTGTGAGCGCAGCCACGATATCTTGCCGTGCCTGGCTTTGACTGATCGCGTGCGCATTCACCAGGAGTGTGGCACGGGCGACTTCCGCGTTTCCTGTGGTGGCTGCTGCTGAGACGATCTTGGCCAACTCGCCCATGCGGGCTTTCGCGACTTCGAGCGGTATCAGCGCTTCGATATCACGTTGGCCCTGTCTGGCTAGCTCCTTCTCGACCTCCGTTGTGTCAGCACTCGCGATCGTCGCGGCCAGGACGTCGAGCTGTTGTTTGAATCCGGCGCGAATCTTAGCCGGATCCGCTTCACCCGTCCGGCCCGTCAACTCGTCGATCTGTTGCTTCGCTGACAGGTCGATTTCTCGCAATCGGGTCGTACGATCTTTCTCGGCTGCCGCAAGATTTGCGTCGAGACTGCGCTGGGTATCGAGTCGTGCAGCCGCTTCTTTCTGTATAGTGAGCTTGGCGTCCGTAATCCGTTTCTGATCCGCGTCGAACTGGCGCCGTGCGGCCGCGCGGCGCTGACCGAATTCGTCGTCCGACAACCGAGCTTCGGCCTGGATCCGCTCGTCGCTCAACTGCGCCAAGAGCGCGGTGACCTTGTCGTCCTCCTCTTTATTGATTCGCCGAATCGCTTCGCCGTGCTGGATCGTCAGCGCTTGGATCACGCGCGCGCGGTCGGTCTCGAGGCCAGCCATGCGGAGTGCCTGCCGCTTTCCTTGCTCGAATTCGTCATCCGCAGCCTTTCGTCGCGCGGCCGCCTCGTTTTGCGTGCGAGCGAGTACCGCTTGCGCTGCCTTCTCGGTCGACGTGCGCGCCAAGTCAGCGAGCGCGACACCGCCCTCGACTTGCCGGCTTGTCTGCACCACCGCTGTGGCTGTCTGAAGGAGACTGTTCGCCTTGGCCGTCGCTGCTGTTTGCAACTCTGGGGCGAGCTTCTTCAGTTCCGCGCCACTCTTTGTGATTGCCTGATCGAAGGTGACCGTCGCGAAGTGCGATCCCTCGACGCTGGTGACATACTGCTTCCACGCATCGGTGGCCGAGCTAATGGCTTTTTGCTGGTCCTGCACAGACTGGAGCGCAATCGCTCCGCCTGAATGGAGCGCGATGAATTGTTGGTTGACTTGGTCCAGCGCCCTTGCCAAGTCTGGCGTTAGGCCAAAGGCGAGTTTCGTCTGCGCCTCGATGGCAATTTGTTGTTGCGCCGCCGCGGCTTCCTTCGCACGCGCTTCGAGCAATCGATCATAGTTGGCCGCCAGGCTCGCCGTCTGCGCGATTTCTTCGGCGAAGCTCGGGTGCGCTGCGCCTATGCGCTTCAGTTCATCGTTGAAGGCGGCCGTTGAGACCTTGCCTTCGGCGAACCGGACGCGCAGCGCCTGAAGCTCCTTCGACAACTTCGCCAACTCGGCTGCGCCGGTATCCCCGAACTCGGCCGCCTGCAATTGCGTAAAGCTAGGCGTATTGACCGTCTCGGTCAGATCTTTCTTCGCCTTGATGACGGCCTTGTCGAGATCATCAACCGCTTTCGTGATCCCGATGAGCTGCACTGCGCTCGCGTTGTTCCCTGGAATCCGATTCAGAAACGCAACAGCATCGGCGACCGCGCGCGATCTGGCTGCAAAGGACTCATTTGTCTCGGTGAATGATTTGAGCGCCGCGTCCTGCTTTTGGGTGGCTTCGGTTCCCTCGTGTAGCAATTCGATGAGGACCGCAAGAATAGTTACCGCCGCACCGATGCCGCTCGCTGCCGCGAATAGGCGTGGACCAGCCAGGCCAGAAAGCCCGGTTACGAGCCCGCCAGCGGCCACCGCCATGCTTTGAAGGCTGCCCGTGCCGCTCGCCGCGGATAGCGCTAAGAGCGAAAACGCGTTCGCAGCCGTCCGTGCTCGTCCGGGGATCTTGTCGTAGCTCTCGATTGTGCCCGGCGGGACCGGCTTGATCGGTGAATCGATGGGCGCGAAGCGAGCAGCCCCTGACCGCTGTTCCACTCGCGCAATCGCGGCCCCGACCTTGTTCAGTTCCGCATCGGTGGCGCCGAGCTTAACCAAGTACGACGATATCGCGTCGCCCTCTTCGCGGAATGCGCGCACTGCCGCCGCGTTGGTTGCATCGATCACCTGGCCCATCTTGACGAATGCGCCGATCGCCTGATTTGCTGCCGCAGCGGATGCGTTGGCCGACGCGGCGGCGCCCCCTTGGGTCGAGCCCCCGCTGACATCGCTTTGCGCCGCGGCTGTCGCCGCTAACTCGTTCCGCAGTGCGGCGAGCTTCGCGCGAAGTTGCTCGAGCACTTGCTGCGCGTCAGGATTTGCGTGGACGCCTATGCCAATGTCAATGTCGTCAGCCATTCGCGCTCACCTTTCGAGTGCTTCCGCAGGTCCGAGAATCGCCGGACGGGCCGGTCGGTCTTTCATGAAGCCGCACCAGTATCGATCGACCTCGCGTTCGTACGCCTCTCGCGCGTCGCGCTTGAGAAGTTCGACGAACGCGAGTAGCGCCTCGGCCAACGGCCAGGCTGCCACAATCGCATAGCGATGCGGCTGATAGTCGGCGAGTTCTCGGACTAGCGTGTTCCATTCGCCGTAGTCGTACTCGGGATCACCACGGAATCGCGCGTCGTCTCGTCCGGGCGATTGCTCTCGGCCGCCGCGCTTCCGTCGTCTGCCTCGCCTCCGGTCGGTCGGCCGCTCGCCGTGGCTCGCGCCTTCCCGATGGATTTCATGGAAGCGCTCGACCACGCGGCGGCGACGGCGAAAAAATCGAACAGGAAGTCGGCGACGCTCGACAAAATCGGCGCCTTCTCGCTCGGATCCGTGATCTGTGCCATCAGCATGGCGTTCTTCGCTGCGGTCGCGCGCGACCACGGCACGCCGTCTTCGACAAGCACCCCGGCGAGCACTTCGTACATTACGCCGCGCTCGAACGCTTCCCAGATGATGCGTTCGTTGAGGCTCACGATGTCGTCGACTGCGGGGTCGAACGACTGGAGGATTGTGGACAATCCAGAGTCGCGGAGCCGCTTCGTGACGTACGCGTCCTGATCGACGCTGGTCGATGTCGCGCGCCGAAACGTGCGCCCCTTGAGGATGATCGCCGATGGCAACGCAGGCGCTGGATCGCCTACGGCCTCGTCGATCGATGGTACAGCTGTGGTCATATTCTGTTCTCCCTGAAAAACCAAAGCCGGGGCGTCGCATGAGAGATTCCTCAAAACGAGCGCCCCGGCCTACCTAACTCGCGGACAGCGTCAGACTTTCGATTGTGCCCTACACGAACCGACTACGTCGGCAGCTGCAGGATGCGGCCGATCGGGTACGTCGGATGGTTCGCGATGTCCGACTTGACCAAGATCGTTAGAGGAATCGGTGTATTTTCATTAGCAGTCGTTATTAGTGGGAGTGCCCCACGCGGAGCGATTTCGAGGAGCGGCCAGTCCCAGAGGAGGCGCGGACCGTTCGGCGGGTCACCGATGAACCGCGCCGCGCCCTCCACGATGCTCTCGGTCCCGATGGCGATCTCGACGCCGGCGCCCGACGCGTACGCGGTCGGCGTGTAGTCGATCTCGAGCTCGTCGCCCTCAGCCACGTTCGGAGCCGTATCGAGGATGCGGATCGCCCCGACGTTGGGATCCGTGATCACGTAGTCGACGCCCTCGTCGAGCGTGACCGGGCCGTACGCGTTGGTGACGGTGACTGCGCTGATCGGTCCGACCTTGGCCGTCAGGTACGTGCTCCCGAGCACCGCCGCGGTCGTGAGCACTTCGCCCGTCACGGGCGTCCCAGCCTGCGCCGTCTGCGCAGACCGCGTGCCCTGCGTGAAGAGCGTGAGCGCCGTCGCGGACCATTCATCGAGATCGACGTCGATGTTGGTCTCGCGGTTCAAGAGGATGTTCGCGACGACGGAACGATACCGCGTCCGCGATTCCTTTTTCTTGAACCGCTCGTCGGCGTTGGTCGGCGACACGACGGTCGCGTTCCCCATGTCGCGGAAGCCAGTGAATAGCCCCGTCGCGGGATCCTTCTTGTTGATCTCCAAGATCCCGGCGCCGATCATGTACAGTTTCGGGTCGTTGACGAGATCCATGTTGAGCGGTGGCATGTATAACTCCTCGAGAGAGTGGTGCGATTCGTTGTTTACAAAGGCTATTAAGGAACGCTGTCAACGACCTTCAGTTCGACTTCCAACCAGCCCCAAAACTTTGTTACGTCGAGCGCTGCGGTCTCTTCGATCCGCTTCCACCGCGTGACGTCCATGACCTGGATGCCGTTCATCGAGCGATACCCTTCGCTGCTCGCTTGCGACTTGTATCGCCGTAACGACCGCTCAGCGCCGCGGAGCAACGCTTCCGCGTTCCGCTGCGCCGTGAGCTGATCCGCCTTGTCGTTCGTGACGTACGCGATGATGAGGCCGACAGCCTTGGGTTCCGGTGCGCGCGCATTCTCAGCCTTGGCCCCGCTCTCGAGCTCCCGCGATTCGCGGAACACGAGGATCGCCGGATATTCGGGCGGCGTGAATCCGCCGTCGAACGTGATGTCTTTGTGCTCGACGTCGTTGTAGATCGCGACCGTGGGCGGCGCGTCCAGTTGCACGAGTGCGTCGCCAGGCAAGGTGAATGCGTACCGCGGGAGCGATTGCGTCTGGGCGTTGACGCCGAACGTGGCATGCGCCATGAATCGCGCGACCAAGAGGACCGTCGTGCCGATCATGCGCTTGCTCCGGCAAAGCGACCGGCCTCGCCACGCACACGGCCCGTGAGCACATAGTCTCTCGTGAGCGCGCGCACGCGATCGCGGAACGATCGCGGCAATGGTGACGGCACCGGCGGCCTCGCGACCATGAATCGCGTCCCGCGGAGCAATAATCCGAACTTGCGGCGTTGCTCTGGATTGGCCGGCGTGAGCACGAGGCGCAGTCCGCCGTTGATCACTTGCAGTCGCGTAGCCTGCCGCACCGATGCGAAGAGCGATCGCTTGAGGGCGCCGCTGTCGTCGAGCAGGCCCTTTGCGACGTTGCCTTTCCGAAGTCGCGCACGGAATGTCGACGGCTTCCACGGTGCCCACGGTGTTCCGAACGCCGCGCCTTTCGACTCCCAGTGCTGCGCGAGCATGTCGCTGGTCTCGGGCGCGATCGCGTCTGTCATGAGCGCCTTCAAGTTTCTCATGCGATCACTGAACGACAGCAGCTGCTTCTCGGCCGCGGTGAATCGCGGGCTGTACCGCACATCGGCCTGGAGAAAATCGGCGGCCATCGTCAGACCCCCGCCGCGAACGGCTGGAATCGCACCGGCTCGTCGCCGGTGACGCGCGCCACGATCGCCGCCGCCGTCGGATCGACCCAGCGATTGCGAAAGACCTTGGACGCGCCAGGACTGCCCTGGCTGATCGATTGGACGTTGCTCGCCGTGATGCCATGCTCGAGCATGAACGCGATCTGATGCACGACAGCGAACGCCAACTCAAGCGCGTCGTCGCCGGTATAGGCCGGCGCGCGAAGATCGAGCGAGAGCTCGGCATCCAGCTGATACGCGAGTTGCAACGCCGCGCGGTCATCGTTCGAGATATCCTGGCCGCCCAACTTGGCCCACTTCTCGCCGATGAGCGGGACGGCTGATGGCGGCGCGTACTCTGCTTCGTCCCCCCCGTCGAGCGCGAGACCCAACGGCTCGACGTCGAGTGATTCATCCAATGCCAGCGCGTCGCTCGCGAGCTTGGCGAACTTCCCGTCGCCGAACGCCGTGAAATCGAGAATCGTTCCCGAAGGAATATCCGCCGTGAGCGCGTCATCCAGTGGAACGTCCGTCGCACCAATCGATGCGCCGCCCGTCGCGATGGTGATCGCGATCGGCGTCGTGGCGATTGGATAGAGCGGACGAAGCGGCATCGGAGTGTTATAACGCGATCAGAATGAGACGAACGTGGGAACGGCAACTTTCCGAGGCGTCGCGGCGATTGCTTCGACGTCGGGTGCGACCAGATCTTCGAACTCGGCCAGGTACTGATCGACCAGCGCTTTCATCCCTTTCAATTGCTCGCTCGAGTACGCGTGGCCGCCTTTTTCCGTGACCGTCAGCGTCGCCGGCCGGTCGAGCATCGCTTGGTAGGCGTCCGAATACACGCGGTAGTAGCTGAACGAGCGTGCCGCCGTGTCGCGTGTTGCCCCGGCAGTGAGCGCCGCCACGCGCGGTTCCCGGTATGCCGCATCCGCGTACTCCGCGATCACACTCTCAGCCGCCTTGCGTCCCTTCGCTCGCGGATCCGCTGACCGGAGAATTGCGAGCGAGACGGCGCCCTGCGGCGTGAGAAGCGTGATCGGATCAAGCATCGGCGCGTTCGCCTTACGGCATGTCCGTCGAGGCCACGGCCACGAGCGTCTCGTTCTGAATGACGGGCAATCCGTTCGTCACCGCGCGGCCACGCACTGACCACGGCTCATGCTCCGGTGTGAAGAGATTGGACCATCGACCCGAACGTCCGCCGCCTTCGATCGTAGGCGCGATGTGCGTGTAGCCGATCGCGGTATCGGCGTCGGGGTTGTCGGTCGCGCCATCGCCGACGCGGAAGCCCGTGCCGGTGTTGTTACCGACCGCCAAGAGCTTGCCGGCCTTCATGAACGGCACCTTGATCGTCTTCGAGAGATCCGATGGGTCCAGCACTTCGCCTTCGCCATCGTACGCGACCAGCGTGACCGTGTCGCCAACGTCGGCCGAGAATTGGCCATTCGTCGTGTTCAGTTTGCGGAACGTGAGCGTCCGCACGCGGCCACCGGCGGTCGTCGTCTCGTTGACGGTGACGAGCCCGTTGACGGTGTTGTCCCGAATGACGTCCGCCGTCGTGCCGTGCGTGATGATCGCGCGGACGTTGTTGTTGAGCAGGCGACGCAGCGCGCGTACGTCGGACCAGAATTTGGACGCTGAGCCGCCGTACGCATCGGTGCCCGTGCGATTGGTGAGGAAGTTGTCGCCGGGAATCCCGTAGTCGACGTCGAGCGTCTTGAGGTTGAAGACCCAGCTTAAGTGGCCCGTCACCAACGCCTGACCGCGGAGCCATTCCATGCGGTCGATGTGCGGCTGGATCACGACCTTGTCGAGGAAATTCAAGAGCTGGCGCTGCACCGCCTCGACGGTCGGCTGATTCGAGAGCGCCAGCTGGATCATGAACTCCTGCATCTGCCGAAGCACGGCTTCGGAGAGCGGTACTTCGTTCGCGATCTTGGCCGTCTGCTCGAGGAAGGTCGAGATGTTGACCATCCCGCCTGGCGGATACGGCGAGTCCATACCGACCAGGCCCGCCATCGTCGCGCGAATCGTCATCGCGCCGGCGTCGACGTGATAGCTCGGCATGTTGCGCTCGGGCAGGATCGTGTTGAACAGGTAATCGCCCGGCGGACGCGTTTCGTTCGCGATCCGGAACGCCGTATCGGCGGGAAGCGAGGCCAGGGCCGCCGCGAGATTCAGTTCCATGCGAGCACTCCGAAAGAAGTCAGAGAATGAAAACGATGAGAGTTTCTGGAATCAGAATTCTTGGGGCCTTGCCTCAGCTGACGCTGTCGTCGCTGTACGCTTCCCACTGGAACGTGCAGCCCGACGAGGCGAGCTCGGACTTGAACGCGTTCGAGCCGTCGACGCCATCGGGCGTCAGATCCTCGAAGACGACGCCGCCGATGTAGATGCCGTAGCCCGACAACGCCGCGGACGGGTCATCTTCGATCGCCGTCGTCTTGAGGAGACCGATGGCGTTGCCCGTTGCGTCCGTGTCGGCGCTCGGCACGACCTTGGTGGCGTCGTTCGTCGAGACTGACATCGCGGTGCCGGCGGGAATTCCTTTCTTGCCGCTCGCGGCATCGATCCGCGTATCGTCGACGCCATCCCAGTCGATTTGGCGCCCGCTGTTCGACCGCATCGAGTTGTTGTCGACGACGAAGGCGGGAGTGGAGATGTTGGCGGTCGTGCGTCCCATGTGGCGCTCCG